CGGCTAACCGTACGCGTTTCCAATCTCTACTTACCCTCGGATCCTGCCTACCTCTAACCATTAGTAATGCCCCTTAGTATTATGCACGTGTAACGCCCTGCATGGTGTTTGGTACCTATGTGCGATGTACTTGAGTCCTAAGTCTATTTGTTTATACGGATCATGCTCTTTTAGTTTGAGTAGTTGAGGTATCCCATACGCTGAGGACTTAGGGTTATTCGCACGTGGATCCCATTGTGACTCTCTATTCCATAGGATCTCTAAACATCTATACTCTTTAGCATTTAATAGCTTTATATGTGCGTAGAGTTTGTAGTTTTCTTTATCTCTGTTTGTACTTACCGCTATCGCATTTGTTGTATTGCTAAATACAAATAGCACGGCCAATAGCACCAAGCATCGCTTGCGAGCTATCCGCCTCAGCGGCTCGCCCACGAGCATGGAGCGTAGCCCATTAGTCAAATACCTGTAAAGCATGAGCGTACTTTTCGGCGTGTCCCACACCTTACTAACATCTGTGCATAACTTATGTGGATAACTATTACGCATCTTTACCCCATCCCGTACCCTTAAAGCTGATACCGGGAGCGCTATAAATCTGCCGCATCATCATTGAGCAGCAATAAGGCGTAGTGTGCTCGGCCATCTTTTCGACCGTCTCATATCGCACGTTACACACTATGCACTCATACTCGTAACTAGGCATCTTTAACGTCCTCCATTAGCACTATCCCCATAACACCGCATTTAACGCATTGGAGCGATTTAACGTACGGTGGCAGGTTATCGGTTACGACTCGCTCTATATGATCGGTCATCTTGCCGCATAAACGGCACTTAGTTTTATACGTCGCCATAATTAGACCTCTTTAGATATTGCATCTCAAATAAGCTCGATCGTGGTACCCAATAGTTATTTTGGTGCGGATGTTTGTAACGCGGTTGCTTGGCCATATGTACGGGCATCCATCCCAGTAAAACGTAGACCGGGCTAAAGCCTGTAACCAATACGGCTACGTCGTTAGGTCTGCCCGGCCCTCGATTTTGTAGGATTAAATGGCCGTTAGTGTGTTTGGTCCATTTCACTTCGATATTTTCGCCTACATCTGCCGTATCGTGGCCATTATCAATCGAGGGTATAAAGCCGTAATCACCAAAATAATTAGCTACGGCAATCTCGGCAGCTGCGGCCTCGGACTCTTGCCATACGAGCTCATGCCAATTTACATATTTTTGGCCAAAATTACTCGCATCCTGTACCTCGGCATTACGTGTAATTGTGCGCTCTAACCCCACTCGATGAGCGGTAATCTCTTGAGAGCGATCGAGCACTACTTTAGCTACGCGCGACATTGTGCACATAACCATATTACGATTTCGCCGGCTACATCTCGATACGAAAACCCGCCTAGTGCGGTTTGCCACGTACCGCATTCGTCGCATTGTTTAGCCGCTACTACGGTCATTTCGCCGTCATCGTGGATAGTCGTAGCTAGTCCATCTTTGATAAAGGTTAGCTCGCCCATGTTTATACCTGAGGTTTCCATTTTCCATCGGATCCGAGTACTTGCCATACCGGGTTACATTGATTAGCTCTTATGCGCTCGGTGCACTTATATGCCGCCCAAGGCTTGCCCGTGCTCTTAGCCGTACCCTCGGCCCAAATCATTGTCCCATGAGGGCATCGTGGAGCCTCGGGCACAATTTCGCCGCCTAGGTTTTTACCAATCTCTAGGATGCTGCTCGCCATTGTGGCCATATCCTCGATCGAGGCCTTAGTACTCCACGGGTCTGAGTCTGCCGGGAGGTTTTCTACCTTTTCCATATCCTGCACCGTAGGCCTAGAGTTATGGTCGAGACTTGGAGTTAAAAGCCCGATGCAGCGGCCGTAAGCGCTCGTAATTGTGTCCTCGATAAACCATTTTTTCATATTGTTTGGATAGGTCGATACGTTACCAAAAGCGTAATCCACGGCACTTGGTACCGTGTCCTCGTACTCGCGATACGCCTCAGCTTTAACGAGGATCGTGCCGGCGATAATATCTAAATCCTCGATGTAGGCCACTAATCGCCCGGATGGAAACTCTGATCTAAAGCGCTTAATGCGAGCGTTTACGTCCTCGTAGTTATCTAAAAATCCCATTAGATAAGCTCCTTATCGCGTAGCGCGTGAGCAATAGCGCGACCACGTACAAAGCCCTCGCCGTGGCCTTGTCGCCATCCGATCGAGTAACCAATAACCATAAACATAAAGCCCATACCTACGGCAAAAAGCCCTATTAATATATCTAAACTATTCATTTACTTAGCCCTTTGTTAAGGCCGATTAAGCTACCGAGTAGCCCTCTCAGCGTTTGTAGTATCAGTATGAGGGCTATTTGTCACAAATGAAAGTATGAGGCCTTTTGGCGTGTCGCTACTTGGCTAGTCGGTCCTCAAGCAGGATCTCGTAAATCTTATCCACGCGCTTTTCGATACGCTCAACGCGCCCGGCTAAATTATGTCCGCCGTTGCCGTCCGGCTTTAATTCGCCTAAATAATATTTAACTAGGTGACGGACGAGCCCAGCCCCTAACCCCAAAATAGTAAAGCTCCCCAAAGCTATACCGATTACGAGCTGAGCTCTTTCCATTACTTAGATCCTACGCCTAGTTGCTTTTCGCTAGGTTGCAGCGCCTTGAGTAATGGCCCGATTAGCCCGGCGATAAACGCGTTAGCTAATACTTTATAATCGGTAATACCGGACATATACAAAGCCGCTACGGATGCGAGTGATGCTCGCGCGTATGACTTGGCCGCCGCTATTGCTTGCTCTTTCATTTGTTGCTCCTTAGTGCCCTTAAGGATTTATCTAACTATAAACCTAAAGTAGAGATGAGGGCCTTAGCCTTGGCCGGTGAAACCTCTACCTCAAAATGCATTTCGTCCGCTCTGCTCTTAAAGTCCCCGCCCCACTTAAGGCCATATTTTTTAGATAGCGCCCGGATCATTGGGACCTTTTCAGCGGGAAACGTACCGACTTTACCGAGAGGATGCTTAATAGCATTTAGATCGATAGCCGTACCGCTTGAGTGACACGATAGGCGATCAGTAGATCCGCGCACCATCCTGAAAGCGTAGCCCCAATCGTCAAAAGTAGCCTCATCTATCGGCTCGATCAGCTCGTGAAACTCGGCAGCAAAAGCGGCTAGTAACGGGCCCACGCTACTAGCGCACTTAAGCTTACGATCCGTACCCCGTACAGGGTAGGACTTTATATTTATCTCGTTTGGATCTTTAGATGCTGTGTAACCGTTATAACTAGTTAGCATTGTTTTCTAATATTTCCTTGGGATGCTCGGGATTATCACATAACCATTGACACGTAATCTCATCTAAAACTTGCTCATCGTGGCAATTACTTTTAGGCGGTATAAAAGCATCTCTTATTTCGTCATATGTATAACCAATACCAGCGTAATTAAATCTAATATTATGATTATATGACGTGCGTACACACTTTTGGCCTCTAAAGTTTGCGTACCAAACCTCCGGAGTTAAACCCTCGATAGTTTCTGTTTCATCGATGCCGGTAATAACCTCAGTTACTACGTTATTTTCATCTAAAAATGCGTAATGCGCCATTATGACCAGCTCACGTTTCCGGTACCTGCGGTAATTGTTGTTACCTTAAATCCTCCAGATGGAGATGCGGTAGATCCTGTTAGTCCTGCTCCTATTGAGATCGTGCGAGTATCGGGATATTTAAGAATTACTACTCCCGATCCACCTGCGCCACCCGTACGCGGTGATGCTGATGTATATGAGCCGCCGCCGCCGCCGCCACGGTTTGCCGTGCCGCTAACTGTTGCGGTACCGCCGCCATCTGTTGCCGTACCGGATGAGGTGCCACCTGCTCCACCTGCGCCGCCGCCGCCGTATCCTACCGACGATCCCGAAATCGAAATAGATCGACCTGCTCCACCATTACCCGGAGTGTTACCAGCTGAGTCCGATCCGTTTTGTCCCACCGATCCGGCACCTCCACCGCCGCCGCCGTTGTAGCGATTAGAAAGATTTGTGTAACCGTCTCCTCCTGCAAAACCTTGACCAGATGGAGATGCTGCGCCGCCTGTTGTAAAACCTGAAAATCCATCGTTAGCGCCTGATCCGCCACCCGATCCACCTGCTTGACCAAAACGATCCGAGGCTCCGCCGGCACCGTTACAAGCACCTCCACCGCCGCCGCCGGTCGAGGTTATTGTGGAAAATACCGAGTTACTACCATTACCGCCTACGCTCGACGGACTAGCATTTACACCGGCGGCACCGCCGGCGCCTACTGTAACCGTGTAATTAGTAGATAAAACTAAACTCAAAGCCGTTTCGAGTGAGCCGCTGCCACCGGTTGCATCTACTGTAGAGCGTAATCCACCGGCGCCGCCGCCGCCTCCAAAATTTCCGGCACCGCCGCCGCCGCCGGCTACGACTAAATAATTTACGTCAAAACCTTTTGGCGCGTTTGCACTAGCAATAATACCTAAGATCGGGCTCATTAGCTTAAGTCACCAATTACGGTAAAAGTATTGCTCGCGGTGCAAATAATTGTACAAGCTGAGTAACGGGCTCTTAATACCGGAGCCGCTGCCGTCGCACCTGTAGAGGTGATAGTTACACCTGCTCCAGCTGCAAAAGATGTAAGGCCTACGCCAATACTTTGTACGTTAATTTGTTGCCCTGCACTAAATACGCTTGGAGGAATAGTTACGGTGATAGCTGAGGCATTAGATGTAGTAACTAATTTATCCGCATCACCGGCTACTAAAGTATATGTCGTACTTGTTTGCGCGTTGAAAGTTAATAACTTAGGTAATGCCGCGGCTGCTAAATCGTATGCGCTTTTAACGGCTGTCGATGTAGCTGCTAACGTTGATGATGTCGTTGAGGTTGAGTCTGAAAGTTGTACCGCACCTAATTGGGATGTACTCGCGCTCTGTATTCCTACCGTAACGGTACCGGATGTACCTCCACCAGTTAGCGGACTTGTCGCGGTTACTCCGGTAATATCACCGGCTGCATCTGTTACCCAAACAAAATCCATGTCTGTATTAGAGTTTTTACTTAATACTTGTCCAGTAGTGCCACCCTTAAGATCGACTAGCGAGGCATCGATGGAGTCGCCTAAAGCCTCGATAGCCGTCGCGCCATCTTTAACGAGGTCGGTCGAGGTCGGTACGGGCCAATTAAAATTCGGGGTTACGGTTGCCATTAGGTTAGTCCTCCATATGCGTTTTGCCAGATTAGTGTAGCGTTTACACCTGTCCAAATTAGGTTAGCCGGGCTCACCGTGTCCCATTGTGGCGCAACGAGTGAGAAATCGGTAGGGCTTAGGGTAAGAGTTAAGTCCACAAATTGAGGCGTAGCTCTAATAGCAAACCCCTCTACAAAGCCGTTAAATGATCCGTTAAACATATTAATAGGTAGATCATTAAGTACTACGGGTTGGCCAAAAAATACATCGATAAGTTTGTCGCGCTCAACATCGGGTAACTCTGAGTTATCAAGTCTAAAGGTAATGCTCTGTAGTTGCTCACGTGGGATAGCCCGTAGCCCTAACTCACGATCCATAACATCGATTACGTCGCTTAGGTTATGCAGGTTGCTACTTACGCTGCGCTGATAACGGCCATAATTGGCGATCGATGCAGCATCCGTGGCCGTTGCTTGATTAGCGTAATTATTACCGTAGTTATATACAAGCGAGTTACGGATCTTGCCTATTTGTAGGATGGACTTAACGCTTATAGGGGTAGCGTAACTAGCCGATAAAGTCGTATACCCGTTAGCCGATAGGTAAGCGGTGCGATGGTCTGCATCGGCGTAACATACGCGCCCCTCTTTATCCTCGTAAAGTTGCCCTAGTGCGCTCTGTGCAATTTGAGCGCATAGGTTATAGCTACTAAACGGATCGGCCGAGCGGCTAATCATTTCGTAAAGGCCCGGGGTATCTATCTCACCTAGTCCTACGTTTTCGGCATTAGCCCAGGTAGTTGTAGGGTCATATGCGGACCATTGTAAAGCCGGTGCGACCTCAAACCATGAGTTAATTAAAAGCTCGTTAAGTATGTCGTAGATTTGTGTACCGTCAAAAGTTTTAGCTAGAGCATCGGGAAATAGAGCCTTAGTCAATTTGGCCAAGGATCCTACGGCCAAAATATTGCCGATTGTTACATAACCAAACTCCTCGGGGCTACGTACGGAGATACCAAAATCGGACACCTCACCGCCAAATACGGGTACATAAGTGCCGGCGCTATTCTTAAGCTCGAGGGTTAGGCTATCGGTTACGTCAATATCAAAAGCCGTATTATTAACGTTTACGATATCCATACGAGCATAGCCGGCGTTGCATTGTAAATCGATATCAGCTCGCCCCGTATCCATCGTTACGCTTAAAACGTTATCGTAAACCGTAGTACCTACGATTATCCGCCACTCAGGCAACCATGCGCTCATTGTATGTAGAGCCCTGTATCGCGGTTAGTCGATGTGCCTCGATAACTTGATTGATTAAAAATATCCTCAACGGCTCGAGCGATACCCTCAGGATCTGATCCGATACCCGCGTTAATTGTTATTTGATATTGAGCCGCTGCCTGAGCTGCATACCGGGATCCACTTGTAGCAGCCGCGAGCGATAGGCCAGACTCTAAACCTTGAGTTAAAGATCCTTGAGCTACCGTATTAGTTAAAGAGATTTTTTGTAATGAGGCTAAATATTCTGCCTCTGCTCGAGTTTGATAATTAGCACCTCGTACGGCGCTAGAGATATCGGCTCCATCGACTAAAGCCTTAAAAAATTGATCCGTAACGCTTTCAGATGCAAAATTAACATCCTCTACTAATTTAGCGATAATAGGATTATTAGCCGTAAAGTCTGTTGTATTTTTAGGGATTGTATATTCTGCCGTAGCGCCGCTTGTAGCCGTTGCACCTGTACCGGCTTTACCCAAAAGGTTTAGATACTCTTGCAGAGCCTTTAATCGCGCTGCATCTGCCGCAGCTTGAGCCTTGGCGATCCGATCGATCATCGATAGCTCGACTTGCTCACGTAAAAGAGCTTGAGTTTTTATAGCGCTCGTCGTATTGCTCAAAGATGCAAGGCGAGCGATCTCGGTTAATTGGATCTGTGTGCGCTCGGAGTATTGCTCTTTAGCGGCCAAGGTACCGGCTGCAACTATAGCGGCGTTATATTTCTTAAACGCCTCCTCACGTGCTAGCTCCTTATCGCCCTCGGCCATCTTACTATCGTTAATAACCTTAAGCTCTGCCAATAGGCGAGTGTTAAGCTCGTTAAGAGTTGCATCGCTAATCTCTTTGATACCGGCTAATTTTGCTAGGTCCGCGTTTTTTTGTAACGCTGCTAACTCGCTTATTTTCTTAAGCGCTAAATCTCCGTTGTCCTCCTCGATAGCCTGTAAAGCCTCGAGGCGTAAGATCGTCTCCTTATCGTAGGTAGCCCGTAGAGCTGCCGCGATGGAGATGCGCTGAGTATCAAATACGGCCGCTGCCTTTGATAACGAAAGTTTATTTTTCTCAGCTAAAGCCGATTTCTTTTGGAGGGCTAGTAGCTCTTTTTGGCGCTTAGCTGCATCTGCCTCGGCCTTGGCCCGGGCCTTAGCTGCCTTGACCTCAGCATCTGTAGATCCGGAAATCGTCATAGGCGTACTAAACGGTTTAGGTTTTAATGCGTCCGCTTTACCTAATGCATTAAAGTATGAAAGGTATGAGCCTACGATAGGAATAGCCTGTACAAATGCCTCGGTATCTATGCCCTTAACACCGGGTAAATTCTTAAACTTTTCTAATAAAATACTAATACCGCGGATAGTGTCCGCCGTATAAGTCGCAACATCCTCCATAGCTGAGGCCAAATTGTTTACGGAGTCATCGTCGCCTAATCGAGATAAAGCATCTACTAAACCCTTACCTATGATCTCTTTAGCATTATCAGCGGCTACGGCTAAAACTTCCATTTGACCGGCATAGGTATTTAATCGATCTGCATTTTGGCCGCTAAATTGTTTGTTTAGTAAATCTTGTATTTCGTTAAAGTTTTTACCTGCGAGCTCGGCTTTAGTTAAACCTAAACGATATTTAGCAAGGCCTTTAGTATTACCCAAATATGCAGCGGATAAATCCCCGGCAACGGTAACTACGTCCTCGCCACTACCGGCCGCAACATCTAAGGCAAGGGCTAGTAACTTTTGAGACTTCTCGACCGATCCGGTCGTAGTCAAAAGTGAGCTAAACGCCGGACGTAAAACGTCGTCGGATACCGCGGCGGTTTTTTCTAAGTCCGATATAAATTTAGTAATACGGGTATTCTCAAAACCGAGCCCTAGGTTATTCACCGTACGAGTTAGTTTAGTTGCGGCCTTTTCATCCTCGGCAAAAGCCTTGACGGATGCTTTACCAAAGGCAATTACGGCGGTAGCGCTAAAGGCCAAACCAAAAGTTTTAGCAAGGTTTTTTACGCCTTTCTCAAAGCCGCCGATCTGTTTTTGGCCTTTACTTAAAGCTTTACCGTCCCACGTAGCAACGGCGTTTACAAATAAATCGGGTAACTTGGCCATTATGCCGCCTTGTCGTAACGGCCTTGATTAAAGGCGGCTATCGTATTTTGTATAGCTTGTACTACCGCGGCTTGAGCTTTGCCTTGATTTTCTGCCCAAGCTCTAAAGATCATACGGCCACGGCTTGCACCGTCTCCATACAAAGGGCCCATACGGTTAATAAAATTGGCACCGGCTCCGGGGTTATTTGATCTGCTCTTAGATGATCCGCCCGGGTTTTTACGTCCTGCCGTTTCATAAATAGCACCGCTAGCCGATGCGTTAGCTACGATGTATTGAGAGCTCCATCCGTTTTTATTGCGCTTACTTGGAGCAGCTGAGTAATAAATACCTTTACGTACTACCTCGGCTTGATAAAGTGGAAAACGGCGTACGCGCCCCTCGCTATTAAAAGTCCTAAAGGCAGAGTTACGAGCGGTAATTTTTTTAGTGTATGCGCCTTCGTCCCAATTATAAAGGCCGCCCGGAGCTGCGGTAGGTGCATACTCTCGAGCCCTATCACGTATTGGTACCATGATGCCTTTAATTTCTTTATTCATCTCTTTTAATAGCTCGGGATCTATTTTACGGATCGCTCGTAGAGTCTCTTTAACGCCGTCTAGCTTTACCGACATTTTTAGACTCCTCCGCTTGCTCGTTTAATACTTTTACTAACATCTTAAACATCTCAGTATCGAGATCGAGTACCGCTTGAGGCGGGATCTGTAAACGTATCGATAGCAGCGCTACCAAATGCGTAACAGAGTCCCGCCCTAGCTTAAAGGCTCGTCGTCTAATACCTCGACTTTTTTTAGACTATCGAGAAACTCGGCGCCAAACATTTTTACGTTTTCTCCGGATGTGCGTAGGCACTCCCAAGCTAACCAATATACGTCGCTTTGTTTTTCGTCATCTCTAAAGGCTTTGTGAAAACCTTTTTTAGCGTAGAGCTCAAAGGCGTACTCGATGCGTGGAGTAATTTGGTGCTCTGTTACTTCCCCGGTAGCCCTTGTTATTTTGAGTCGTGCCATTTGATTGCCCCTTTTCTAGTTTGTTATGGTGTTGTGTCTACGACGATTACGGAGTTGCAGGTAAAGGTAATACTCTGAGTAGAGATATCGCCTACCGCTCCATTAATATCGGTTGTATTATTTACTAATACTGTTGTCTGATATTCAGGGTTAGTAGCTGATACGGCCGCACTAGTTTGCTTAAGAGTAAGCGGTACTGTCGTACCAAATGCAGCTTGTAGAGTCTGCAAAACTTCACCGGTAGCGGTGTCATTAAGAAAATCTAGCGTTACGGTTGAGGTTTCCAATCCACGAGTGAAACGTCTCGCGTTATCTCCCATGGCCGTGACCTCAAGCTCCTCAAAAGTACGGTTAATAGTTGCGCTAGTTACGTGATCTGAGAGATCGACCGAGTTAAGGGTTACGACCACTCCATTACTTAAGAATATGGCCATGGCCTATTCCTCGCTTTCGGTTGTTGTTGTTGTTTCGGTTTTTACTTTTGCTACTTTGACCGGAGCGGGCTCGTCTACGATCTGCCCGATCTTTCGCAAAAACTTTAGGTCATCCTCTGTATATGCCATTGTTTACTCCCAGCTGCTTAGTATTGAGATATTTACGTCTACCGTTAAAAGGTCGCCGCTCTGTACGGTTAAAACACTTGGAGCGCTAACGCTGCCAATATTCATTACGATACTTGATGCGGCTAGTTTATTAATGACCGCCACTACCATCGTCTCGATGCCTTGTAAATTGCCTTGATTGTCGTACATAGACACGTTACAAATAACGCGAAAGTTTGCTAAAGGTGAGATAGATACATACTCGTTATTACTTGGAGTGATGTAAGGATCTGACGGAGATACGATCACGGAGTTAGCCGTAATAGTAGGAGGCGGGTACGCGTAGGTATTCCATACGTTTGGATTAGATAACGCCGCAGCTAGTGAGGCGCGTAGAGTAGTAATGGCCGCGGTCATTGTGCTACCCGATCATGCTTAAAGGATTTTGATACCCGGCGATAAGCCCGCGGATTTTCCCGATCATGCTATTACCCATCCGATACGGTGATGGACTAAATCCGTCGATCGATACGCCCCCGGTTTGGCTGACCTGCCTCGCTTGCCAAATATCGACGGCGAGGATCATCGCGGCCTCACGTACGGCCGGCGTAGATGCGTAGGCTTGAGTCTTTGTATCTGCGCCTATTGCTTGGCCATAAGGTAATACACGAGAAAAGTTAATATTAGCGTTTGTCTTAGCAAACTGTATAAAGCTATAACCCTGCGGCCAATTCCACGCGTAGTTATTCCAAACGATCGACGGGATGAGATTAGTAGTCCCGGCGCTCCATGGCATAGTCCCGGTAATTGTGTAAGTGCCGTTAAAGGTTGAGCCGCACCCACTCAAGGTTACGCTCTGCCCTGTAGTAAATATTGCAGGGTTAGCGATCATTACCGTAGCTACGTTATTTTGCAGAGTTGTACCTACTACGGGAGCGGATGCAAACCATAAAAATTGATTGAGAAGATCCTGCGCCGTTTGGCAAACCTCCTCGACCACGGCAGAGCTATATAGATTTTCGATACCTAGGTTAGAGCGTAGCTCGGCCTCGGTTACGTATGTAGCTGCCATGGTGTCCTCCTCTTAAAGTGTTAAAGGCCGGGAGGGCTCAAAGGGCTAAGAGCCCTCCCGACTACTAGGGTCTATCTCAGGTTAGGTTGTATCGGACGAGGCCCTTAGGCATCTTTACGATTGTTGCCATAAATCCATAAATGGCGACCTGTACCTGTAGGTTAGATACGACGTTTACGCTCATGTATGCCTGAGGTGAGCGGTATACCGTCATAGCCTCCGGTGCAACGATAAACGCTGAGTCATCGATAGTTGTAGATACCATTTGGTGATCCACGTATAGATCCAAGCCGAGGACGTTGCCGCGGATACTTGTAGGTGTGGATAGGCCGCCGCTATTCATAGGTGCGGAGGCGTTATAAATTGGTCGCCCGGTACTATCCGTCGCGCCCATCAAAAGTGACCACTGGGATGGCCCAGCTACGTAATTCTTAGCAAAGTAGCTCGTATTCTTGTAGATATTCGCTGACTCTGTAGATACGTAAGAGATGATACCGGCGCTAGTTGCAGCTACGGCGGTGCCCTGTACGCCACCGGCTACTACGTCTGCGATTACCGCAGCATCTGTAGCTAGTGAGTAAGCGCGTTGCAGTTGATTAGTTAGCTCTGCATAGAAATTAGGATCTGATCTCTCGAGGAGCTCTACGCTGAGCGTATTCATGCCCGCGTACTTCTTAACTGTCCCGCTCAAATATTCCGTTACCATCCCGGTATTTTGTACCGCTCCGGCCTCGGCCTCTACTGTTACAACAGGTGCCACACCATTACCGCCGCCCGCTGATGTAACGAGTGATGGGATTTGGATAGTCATACCTGAGTTAGGCAAGGTGCCAGAGCTCAAAGCATTAATCATAGGTGTATCAAAGTTAGTATTAGATACAAACTCTGTTAGATACTGTGTAGGAGAAAATGCAGGGTTTGTAGTAAAGCTATCATCCGCTGCGGTTACGTATAGCTTTGATGTGTCATCGCCTAGAGCAGCTTTAATCTTATGCTCTGTATATGATGCCATTGATGTAATTGGTGTACGGACTCGCTGAGAGTCGAGTACAGATGGACGGATAATCTTGCGCGCAGCCTCGACCTTTTCAGCCTCGACCGGTGCATCTACCGGGGTTTCCTCCGGTGTATTTTCAGGGGCTGTAGTCACGGCCTCCTCCATTTCTGTTTCGGTTTCTTTTTCGATCTCTACGATAACCGTATTAATCGTTGTAGTTTTTTCTTTCATGCTTGTACTTGTCGCGGCTTCGAGCGCTGCTCGCGCTGCGGCAATATCAGTAACGGAGGCGCTAGAAAAGGCCGCGCTCTCTACGAGGCTTACCTCTTTGAGGACCGCCGCCGTAACTAACAGGTAATCCCCCATAGGCTTAGAGGCCGTTACTTCGACCCCTACGGATAAGCCGGATACTAGGTTTTCCTGAGCTAATACGAGCGCATCTTGTCCTCGAGTGCTACTCGAAAGCTTAAACGATCCGTACACGCCCTCTGTAGAGTCACTAAACGAAATAGCGCGACCTACGGGCTTATCCTGTTGATGTTGTGATAGTAATTTAATTTTAGTTGCATCCGGGATAGCAATAGAGCCGCGCTCGAAAACTACCGGACCGGCAGACGTGTAACCGACCTCGCCATATGGTGCAACGAGTCCGGATACGATGCGCCGCTCTGTATCGGCGGCTTGGATTTCTTGGCTAAACGTTAGTAGCACTTGCATCTCCTAGCGGTGTTAGTTGCTCCATTGATCGAGCTTGGTTTACATCGATTAAATCTAGATTTAGCATCTTTTCGATAATGTCTAAACGATCTTTAGCATCTGCACGTAAAAACGTGTCGTCTACCGCAAAGCGTACTTGATTTTGAGAATTGGTTATATCATTCATGCTTAACCTGTCCTCAATCGCGCTTATGTAAGGCTGCAACGAGTAAGCAACAAACTCACGGCGACCGTCTAAAATATTTTGGTATGTCATTGAGTTATTCATGTCCGCAGAGATGTAATAGGCCGGTACGTTCATCGCGCGCGCAATTTCTGTAGCAAGGTATTGGGAGAAATCTACATAGCCCATGTCCTTAGGTGAAAAGCCGATATTTTCTACGGATAAAGTGCTCGTTAAATATGCGGTACTACGATTTTGGCGAGCGGCTTTCCATCCTGCGAGGATGCCTTGGATCTGCGCCTCGGGTAAATCTGCTCCGTTATTTTTTAATACTGTTGTCGCCATTGGCGTATTAGCACTTACCGCCGCTGCCTTTTGTACATCGTACGCAGCTCTAATAGTTGTACTAGCGCTCTGCAATACACCAGGTAGCAACGATTGAAAAGTAACTAGAGATCCGATACCACCCATTGGTACGATCTCGCCATCTACAAAATAATCCTTGACCTCTGTACCGTATTGATTAGTCGTATATGTAACTCGATTATTAGCTACCCACTCAAAGCCGCTAGGTCGTCCATCGTCGGCATACAAACTCGTTACGCGCCAATAGGCCACCGAGTAGAAAATTAAACTATCGACCGTCGCGCTAATAGTTACGCTACGAGGTTGGCGAATATCCGGTTGCTCTAACCAAATAGGGGAGCCTAACTTTTCGCCTGTAGATTTTTTATAGAGTGCTAAATCAATAGATGAAATAACACCGGCGATTAAATTACGGCAACGTGCAACGCTAGCTACTTGTAAAGCAAAATTACGATCAATACCAATACCGTTATATCCGTATGCGCTATTAGTATTAAATGATCCATAGCCGTAAGTAGTATCCATTACGGCGGGTGCGTATTGCGCCTCGATAGCCGGTTTATCGGCTGCCTTTAATCCAAGCGTTTGTAGTAATCCCATGGGAGCAATTTTCCCAAAATGTCAAGCATAAAACAGGTTTTAACCGGCGTGTCTTACATATAGATTTTGGCCTCGCCTATTGGTTGGTTAAGGATGTGTACGCACATACTTACGCCAATAGCAATATCGACCGGTCCTGCGGATTTACGCCTCACGATACGCCACGAGCTATCGGACTCTTTAGATGCACAATTCGCAAAATGTGAAACGAGCTGATCTTGGCCCGAGTGCACGAGCCTTTTATTAGCTAAAGCCTCGTAGAGATCCCCTGAGGCTTGATACCCCTTTTGGCCTGAAATATCGGTTATATGGATGCCATTAATCTCGAGGCGTTTGGCGATTGAGGCGGTAGTGTATTTGTCATAACAAACCGTACGCGGGTAGTAATCCTTACACCATTTAGCAATATGATCGGCCATATAAAGCTCGTCGATAGATACGTCCGAGTGAAATACCTCAAGCACCGCCACGCCGATACGGCCATCGGGTAGGACTTGGCCCATGACGAGAGATCCATCGCGCCTCGACGGTGCCACGTCAAAAGCAAAAATAGTAAGCGGTCCCGGTGACATATTTAGCGTTACATCGCTTGCATCCTCAACGGCCATATGTGGCCAAGGTGAGGCCGTACTTGAAATCCATTGACATAACATCTCGGTTTTAGTCGTCTCTACGGGTTGAGTCGCTACCGCTTCCTCGAGCGCGGCCTCGGTGACGGTGTATCCGAGTGCCGGGTTTGCCATGGCCCACGCATTGCGATCGGTTATCTTGGCAAATTGTGGAGCTGAGTACTCGTAAAATCCAAACGTCTCAGGTGGGAAACTCATCGCTCGCTCGCGTAGATCATTAAGCACCGTACTAAAAGCATCACCGGCGTTAGAGGTTAAAAGGGTTTGCGAGTTAGGACGTGCGCGGGTAGTTGGAGTCGCAGCTCTAAAACCCTCCTCGGATATCTCTCGTACCTCATCGATGTAGAGCAGGTCTGCCGTACGGCCACGTGAGCCGTCTCGGGTTGCAGCTACAACATCAAGGCGAGCGCCCGATTTCATCTCGATACTTTCGGTACCGTTAGCGAAACGTATTTGGCGCACCGCTTGACTTAGCTCGCTAGAGCCCTCTATCGCATAGGCCACTTGCCTAAAGGTGTCCAAGGCCATCGATCTATTAGAGCTCATAATAATTACGTTTTTAGATCCAAATAAATAGAGATGCGCAAGCATCATCATACGCGCGAGGTGAGTCTTACCCTGTTGGCGTGCGCAGAGCACCAAATTAGTTTTTCTAATAAACATCCCGGCCTCGTCTATAGAGGTCATATCCCGGATTACAAAGTCTTGCCATGGCAAAAGCGGTAGGCCGATACTCTCGGCTAGCTCTGCAACCTCATCGCCACGATTAGGGCCCTTGATATAAGGGCTATGTAATCGAGGCTCTGTAGCCCCAAGGCGAGGCGGTTTAGTTTGGTCCATATCCTTACTCATCCTGCCCCGGTTGTCCCTTGCACGGACCGGCTAGGACCGTAGACGTGGTTATCGGGGAGATATTGGATTGAAAGGCAGGGGGGGTAGCAGTCCTGGCTAAAAAAGCCGCCTGTGACCTATTACCGCGAGAGCTGTTACAACGCTTGCAACAAGCTACTAAGTTGTTAGGGTTGTACGCCTCAGACTTATCATCGCTCTTTGATACTGGGACAATATGGTCAACAGTATCTGCCTCAGCATTACAGTAAAAGCAAGTGTGGTTATCTCTAGCCAATACAGTCAGCCTAACTGCTTTGTACTTACGCTGAGAGCGTGGGTCACCACGTCTAGTAGCCATTAGTAATGCCCTATCCTTTTATGTCTATCTAACGCTTTACAAGTATCACCTTTATAAATCTTATGATGAGTAATATATTTAATGCCTAAGTCTATCTGTTTATAAGGATTAGTCTCAGTCATATTAAGTAGTTGTGGTATTCCATACGCACTACTCTTAGGGTTATCGGCCTTAGGATTCCATCTACTCTCTAGAGTCCATAGAGATACTAGGCATCTATATTGCTTATCATTAAGTAGCTTCATATGAGCATAAAGCTTATAGCTCTCTATGTTTGGGTTGTATCCATACGCTGGCGTAATCCCAATTACACAAAGCACGCCCAAAAGCACCAAACTACGCCTGCGAGCTATCCGCCTCAGCGGCTCGCCAGCGAGTTGTGATGCTATCGTACGTGTCAAATAGGATGCAACTTTGAGCGTAGCGTTGGGCGTGTTTACACAGGTATTAGCACTTGTGGATAACCTCTGTGGATAACTATTTAACATCTTTACCCCATCCAGTACCCTTAAATATGGCACCTATTGAGCCGTATATCTGCCTCATAGATACGCCACAACATAACGGCTCGCTCTCATCGTGTACTGAGCGTTGCATCTCTACTCGAATAGAGCAGCTAATACACTCATACTCATACATCGGCATAAGTGACCAATAGACATACGCTCATTTTGCTACATACCTTGCATTGTAAGACTTTTACGTTAGGCGGCAGGTTATCGGTAACTATGCGCTCTAGCTGCTCAGTTACTTTTTTACAGCTACGACACTCAAAACGTATTGATTCACTCACAGCTGCACCGCCTCGGAGATAGGCAAAAGGGCCACGGTCTTATCAACCTGGCCCCTAGTGTCAAACTGTGTTTTAGCAGGCAGTTTTTTAACCGTCCACGTCACCTTAGTTTTCTTGAGGTTAAAGGCGTAGATTCCCTTAGGTGTGGCATTGACATAAAACGGCGTAAAACCCAGGCGCTCGGCCTGTTGCGTGAGGGCCTCGTATTTCTCACGCTCTAGGATAAGCTCGTCATAATGTTTATGCCTGCATTTAAGCTCTATATGTAGCCTATAGATAGTGCTAGTGCAGTCGTGGTAATCGTATTGGTCAGCGCTCTTTTCTAAATCGCTCAGATACCAACCTTTAATATAATTAAACAGTTCTTGCTCGTTTTCTATCATCTGCAGCCCTTACAGAACCATATAATGTTTTCTTTAGGGTCCGACTTTTGATAGCCAAATTGGTCTAACTGAGTAATCATCGCGCATCTATCGCATTGTTCAACCTTGTACTCAGCTGCTAGCTCACCTTCTATAAATAGTTTGCCAGTCATAGCTTGCAGGTTGATTAGCTCGTATTGGTCGCTCATCGTGTCACCAATATAATCATTAAAATACCTAAAAGGCATTGAGTAATTACAAGAATATTTATAAGGCGCTTTTTTGTCATACCTGAGGCGCCCATCCTGTAGATGTCTGCATATACCAAACCGGCTCGCATTGTGTGGCCTTGCTCTTTTCAATACAGCTGTAATTACCCCAATCTTTACCTGTCTTAGCGCTAGTACCAGTACGCCAAACGCGTGCCCCGTGTTTGCACTCCGGTTTGCCTTGTAGGTAAACACCGCCCAGCTCATTTTTAACTGCCTCTATGGTCTGTGCTACAGGTGTAGTAGTCCATAAATCATCGCTGACTGGTCTAATATCGGCAGCTGATAAAGCCTCTACTTTTTCCATATCCTGTTTAGTACTGCGAGCAATACCGCCAGGTGTCAGCAGGCCGATAACGCGCCCATAAGCGCTTGTAATTGCATTTTCTACCCAAAAGTGAAGATTTACGCCCCGGTCAGAACGCATCTCAAAGGCATAATCTACAGCGCTAGGCTTTTCATCTTCATATGTTTTATAAGCTTCAGCCTTTACTAAAATATAACCTTTTGTTATATCTATATCCTCAATAAAAGCAATTAGCCTAAGGCTGGGGTACTCGCTACGCGCTCTGATAATCCTGGCGTTAACGTCCTCGTATCCTTCAAGAAAGTTACTCATTTAGCGGCCTCGCTCTCGCGTAGTGCCTTAGCGATGTTACGGCCACGTAGGTAACCTTCACCTAAGCCGACTTTGTAGCCCATCTCATAAGCTGCATAAATAAATAGGCCCATAAATAGAGCCAACATACCAACTACTATAAAGTCCAAACTGTTCATCTTTCGCCCTTTGTTAAGGCCGATGCGCTACTTATCCGAGTAGCCCTCTCGGCGTGTGTAGTAAAAGTATGACTGCACCCACCGACAAAAGGCA